ATCCGTACCGGGGACATTAGCACTATCACCCAGTCTAAACGTACATACTTGGACACCGTGTCCCTGTACTGCGCCTGCAACCTGAGTCTCAACCCAACTTTTAGTTGCAGCATCAAATGAAGCTGATGGATTGGCTAAATTTGTAATACGCTTACTAGCCATATCTAAAACATCGGCAGAGGCATTAACTAATTTACCAGAAGTACTATTTACTATCTGGTCTAATCTATTCTTATGAGACCAAGTATCCGATATAGATAAATCATGCAGTCTCTCTATATCAGATTCAACACTATTTTCAGCTCCATCAACATCTGTTGAGTATTGAGCTCCTGCAGGAGTATCACCTGTAATCATAGTAGTTACAGCTTCTAGTTGCGCGTCTATCTCAGAGATGTCACCATGTAGAGTATTTGCATTAGCATATGAATCACCAGCAGTAGAAGCATAAGTAAATCCTCCTGATGTGGTGTTGCCAGAGCCATCCATTGTAGTCTTTAGAGCGTCAAAATCTTCACGAAGTTCTTTTAAACTTCTACGGGAAGGGTTGATTATCCAATCAGCACCTCCATCATCGTCGATAAGTGTAAGAGATTCATCTACATTCCTATCAATCAAGAAGCGGAGATGTCTCATATTCATATCTAGATGTTTTATAGCATCCATCGCGTCCGTAGAAGCTGTACCTGCTATAGCATCTTTTGTATAAGTAAAACCACTAGTAGGAGTAATTCCTGAAAATTCACCCCAATTATCAGTAGGAGCCACCCAAGCAAGAGTTTGGTCTGTATTATCTACATCAGATGAATCAATCCATTTATTAGTAGCATTAAGCCATGTTTCATTAGCTCTTGACTCAGTATCCAAATGAGTCATGGCATCATACATACTAGTAGTATAATCGGGGCCAGCTGCTCCACCGGGTCTAGCGGGAACACTTCCTTGACTTGAATCAGATATATAATATCCATCTCCATTCCATTCAGAACCATCAAAATTACTAGGGTTTGTACCATTATCTCCACCGGGATGGTCAGGTACACCACCCCCGTCTGTTCCTTGCAGATAATTCCAAGTAGTCTGTAGCCATGTTCTATTATGCTGTACTTCTTTATCTAAAGCAGCATCTGCAGCTAGCATAGTTGTTGAAGCTGCATTGTCTAAATTTGTTGGATTATTTACTATAAAGCCACTAGTAGGAGCCCATCCATTAGTTGCAAAGGTATATGGATTGCCTGCGTCATCAGCAACGCCACCTGTTCTATATTCATCTGTCTCATATTCGCTACCATATAAAGCTCGTTGTATTTTATCAAATTCATAATCTTGCTCATTATCTTTAGCAACTCTAGCTACAAACTCTAAATGGTCAATCTCCATCAACCCCATGCCAGTTACCTGCCAATCATCTTCAGTTTGATGTTTAGGCGCATAATCATCTTGTAATGATTGTAAAGTTGTTATACCATATATATCATTATGGAGCTGTCCAATATTAATCGGATTATTATCCGCACTTCCTTGAGCGCCTCCGGGAATAGTATCAGACATCTTTATTGTAGACTTTAATGTAAGAGTCTTAGTAAGTTCAAATGCATTGTCTACTCGTGTAATAGCTGTATCAAATAATGTAGAGCTATCCGTAAACATGAATTCATAAGAATTTTCCACATGATTAATGTCAAAGAAAACTAGCTTTTTATATATATCCTTTATTGGATTCGGGGCGCTTAATGTACTAACTGACATATATTCTCCTAACTAAATCTATTATATTTATCTTTACCCCAAAATCGGGCTTCGTTTATAACTATATCATCCTTTGTCCATGCTGGGGATGTTACAGTCCAAGTATAATTCATTGCTTGTGCAGCTGACCAACCAACTTGCCCGCCAGCAGTGTCATCGGCTGGTATAAATACATCTGGAGGATTTCCATGCAGGCCACTACCCCAGTTTAATCCAGTCTCAATTTCATTATTAATAACCTCAGCTTCAGTCACCGTATCTATCTCCATATAATAATACCTATGACCAGCATCCCATGTCTCAGTTTCATAAATAGGGGGATATCTAGTATAACTACTTCCAGCAGAATCTTCATAAGTAGTTAATATAGGACTTCGGACTACATTGCCATATATATCATGCTGAAAAGCATCTTCAAATACAAATTCATCAGTATCTGCATACCAGAAATCTTCAGTTCTTAGAAAAACCTGTTCATATGTACCTGAGCCGGGAGGATTTTCTACGGTTTTATATCTATCTATAGAAGCGGGTGTAGAAATATAGCCCAACCTTGCTATTCCGTATGCTAATGTTACACCTGAATCATCTAATGTAGGAATTATATTGGTAGTTAATGACCCGTTATAAGCCAGTTCTACAGCCAAAAGAGGAGAACTAACTATTTCAACCCCCGAAGAAGCAGCTGCTGTGGTACTAATCTTATTATAGTATAACCTTACTACATCTACATCATTGCTATATGCTCCGGGTTCTCCTGCTGCCTTTACAGGCAATCTAACAAGAGACCCTGTTTGCACAATATCATCAGTTCTGAAATTTTTAAAAGAAGCTTGAATTGTCTCATTCCTATCGAAAAAATCCAAGTCCGCGAAAGTAAAGAAATTAAAGTCCTCAAGCGCAAGCATGCCAGATAAGATATCTTGACTCCAATTAGAAAACTGCTTAACTTGGGAGACAGTCCTATTTGTTATTTTACTTGGCATTAGATGCTAAACCAATTGTCTTCGGCGACTTTGCCCCATCCTCCAGTACGTCCCATTCTTTTCCATTTTTTAGCTCTTTTTACTGTATCTTCATACATTTTATGGAAATACATAGCAGATTGCAACTCTTGGTTGGGAGGTATTTCATATCCCCAAGCAACAGCCTTTTGAACGATAGCTTCATGATATTGCTCTGGTATCTCATCTAAAGTGACATTATCCGCATCAAAATGCTGAGCTATTTTATTACCATATAATCTTACAGTATAATTGACAGCAGGAACAAAATTACCTTCTTCTACGCTTCCAGAGGAGTCAACAGCTACTAGATTAATATATTTATCCTCTTCTTTAGTCGCAGTCTCATCAAAAGTAAATAGAGCCAGCCTATTACGTTCAATATACCATCTCATTTTCTTATAAGTATCTTCATATGTTTTATCAGCCATTATTCAAAATCCCTTTTTATAGGTATGCCAATCAGCCTAGGAACAACAAAATTATCAACCTCTAATCGCTCAATGTCAATAATATCCTCATCAAGCCATATCCATCTATCATTATGATTTGATGTATTAATAGTGAACACAAAAGATGTCTCAACGATTTTAGTTTTAACACAGAAATCATTAATAGCACGATTTAAGAGCTTCCTAATCTCCGTTTGACCCATATGCTCGTGATGTTGTCTCACAAGCTCTGACATTTCAAGAAACTTCATTAAGCGGGCTCAGTATCAGAATAAGCGAGTTGAGTTGCATGGGCATTCGCATCCAAAGGAAAAGAATAATAAGAATCAGTGGCAGTAGCCTCATCGTGATAAGCTATAATAAAGTTCTTATTTTTTACATATATTTGAGCGGTTCCATTTGGAAGAGTTGTCACATCAGGTGGAACTGTAACCGTAGGAGACGTAGTACATTCCCTAAGCTCAACTACTTTAGCTTTACCTACTTGAGTTTTCTCTATTGTATATTTAAAGGCATCTACAGATACCGAATCACTTTCTCTATAAAAGAGTTGTTTACCATATTCCGAGTGACCACTAACAGTTAAAGCAGAGTCTTCAGACCATAATGCCGCACCAGTAGTGCCCATATCATCCGAAGGACCAGCTCCGTCAGCCACGGTATTAAACTCTAGATACCCATTCCCTAGAATTGTTCTTTCTGAATTAAGTTCAGTTATATTTGGGTATGTAGCACCATTGTGACCAATCTTTACAGCATCTGAACCTTGTAGATTAAGAGTACTTCCACCTGCAAAATCTTCATCTAGAGTTTCCATAGTACCAATTAAAACATTTGATGATGAACCTTCATCACCTATAAGATTAAATGAATCTATTACTGTTTCAGCGGTCCCCCCAGATGCACCAAAAGCATCCGAATAGAATCGAGACTTTGCACTTCCAAAGACCTTTACTGTTGAATTTGAATCAGACCATAGGTTAATATCTCCAGTAGTTTTAAAAGATAACATATTAGATGCATTAATATCTATATCACAAACAGCATCTGTCCTTGCAACACCTTTTAGAAATTTATCAGCTGTTACCTCTCCAAATCTAGCAGGAACTCCTGCGGCACTGATATCTGCTGTAGCAGCAGAATCTTCTGCTACTTTCAACCTGTCAAATTGAAAATAGGTAGTTTGGTCAGTAGCCATGGAAAACATAACATTTCCAGCATTTGCTGTATCAGGGTCTGCTGCACGTATACATGGAAAAGATTGGACATGGGCTCCTGCCATAGTAGCTGTATGAGAGTTATTTAAAACCATAAACTCTATACTTCCACGTCCAGTAAAATCGTACATACATTTCCCAGACCAAACGCCTCTAGCCTTATTGACAGTTCCACCACCAAATAAATCATTATTCTCCAAAGACCCGTCTGAATAGAATTCAAGAACAGGCCATTCACCAGAGTTATCATTAGCGCTTCCTAACCTATCTGTAATATCAAAGAATTTATTACCAGCAGATTGTGCTTTTATCTTAACAACTGGATTTTCATTTACACTAGCTTCACCCTTTTGCCCTAAGAACAAAGGAGTTCCCACTATATTAGGGCCATTAGATGTACCAACTTGCGTTAAATAGTCATTTACGCCATCGTTGCCCTTAGTATGGAGCAACTTAACATAGCCGTCCTGTAGCTTTATATTTTGTAATCCTGTATCAGCCATTATATTGCTCCTTCTTCTTTCATTTTTTCTTGATAATGTTTAGGGAAGAAATGTGAATTATATTCTTGCTCAAACCGCTGTATCTCTTGATTAAGCATAGACATATTAGATTGATAAGTTTGTTGATATTGTTGCCATACATTCATGACAGTATCAAAATTCATCTTCCAGTTAGTTACTTTTGAAGACCATTCTTGCATATCCATGCCAAATTTGGTCTGCACTCCTTGTAGCTTGGTATTAAAATCTTGTAGCAGTACACCGAAACGTGCAATTTCGTTTTGAACCAACGATGGTTCTTCTTCTTCCTCTATTCTGTTCCATATACTAGCCATAACAGACTTAATATTCTCAGCAGCCTCTGTATCTACAGATTCAATTTCAGCACCAGCATCAGACATCATACCAACTTGTTTCGAGCCATAAGTATAATCAGTTGGAACTGAATTAGTGAACGAAGAAGGAAACTCTGGAGGAGCCGGAACTGTTCCAGTAGAAAATAACGTTTTCCACACCTTCTTAGGGTCGCTATAATCATCCTTAAATGTCTTTCTCATATTCCCAGCACTTAATTTAAGTGCGCGTATCGATGCGTACAATACAACTAAAAACAATAGATGCTCAGGAAAATAATCGATTGATTCAGAATCTGATGTAAACTTCTCGTCATACTTTACCATGCTGCACCTACCCGTCTCTGTTTCAGTAATAGATGGATAGATATAGATTTTACTACTAGAACGATAAAATACAGGATTTCGGAAATCATTTCCTGAATAATAGATACTATCAGAATCTGTTACACGCAATCCCTTTTCAGCAGATATCTCATGGGCAGGTACCTGTAATCCACCAAATTGTCTGCCTACCCATAAAATATAGTTATTATCAATAAAGAATCCACCATCGGAGTCTTTCCAAGGCACAGCATATTCACCCATAGTAAGTGTATTGGTAATGTCTCCAAAAGTCCCCATATTCATTATAAAGAGGTTTTGACAAAATAGATGCATATCCTTAGGATTTACTGCCAATGTTTTATCAGTAATATCCCTTATTGCCTGATGGCAATATCTTGTTAAAATCGCTTTATATGTTCCCTGAACTGGAGCAGAAGCCCCAGATTCCGTCTCATCAGGCGTAATTAGAGAATCTGTATAAGTAGAAACAGACTCTACATACGTAACGGGTGTCCAAACTCCTGCTATCCCATCCTCTTCAGCACCTTCGCAAGCACCTTGAGTAGTATGGCCAGAAATGGAGCAAGTCCCATTAGTCGATGATGCTACTTTGCTATATGTATGTATTACACCTGCACTGCCTTTATCAGGAACACTCAGAGTCAGCGCTGTTAAAGTTTCCTTTATCTTTACGCCAGTCACTGAAGTACCATCACTAAAGTGAGCTGTAGTATATTCTACAGAACTCTGACTATAGGTATCAAATACATATGGCCCAATATTATCATTTATTCTTTCAAATAATGATGCCATAATTATCTAATAGCTTCTCCACCCTTTTTCATTCTTAATGCTTCAGCTGTAATATACGCTTCTTTTGCAGAAGGAGCAGGAGGGGCGGGCTTCTTTCCGGGTGACGGAGTCTTAGTGTCGCTCTTAGCTCTAACCCCCTTGGCACTAGACCTAATATCTTGCACATTATGTTCGGCATATTGTTTTATATTTTCACGAGCAGGCCCGTCTGGATATCTTACACCAGTACGCGGAAATTCACCTGTTAATTCAGATAAATGTTTAGCGGTATGCTTAGCGTCTTGAACAACATTACTAAGCTCTCCACCGCCTGATTCTATACGACTTGTACCCTTACCATTTGTTGCCTTTCTATCTACTAAACTCATACTAATTTCTCCCATACTATTATGCTTGGAGCCGTGGATGTGTCTAATCCCGACGTTTGACTTACTGAAATTTGAACGGACCTAAAAGGACCCCTCACTTTATCGGCCTCTTCAATGGTTAACCCATTTATTGCCGTACCATCTAAATCTACAATGTCTACGTTAGTCCATTGCCTGTCTGTTCCTACAGATTTTATAGCGTCAATATAGTTAGGATGCACTGTAGTGACGCTTCCTGATGTGATATGATGAATCTTATACTCATTTTCTCTTGGAGCAGCTCCAGAAGGTTCCGAGATATGTGTCTTTACTCCATCTATATATTGTGTATATTCTACTGCCATAAAATCTCCTTTTACTTATGGGGGCCGGTTAAGACCCCCATAAACAAGTTAACCCTACAGATTGCTAAAGGTCAATAAAGCATGTGTTTCTGGAAGCATAATTTCCAAGCCACATTCTGTAATAATCTGGTCTTTACGACCATCTACAGAGTTGTCCTGAATATTAGTTTCTACAAACGTGTCTCTATTTAAACCATTACCAACTAGAGGACGATATGCAACATTGGCCAAATCAATTACTGCACACTTATCTTCAGCGTGACCACGGAAGAGAGGATGTGCTACAAAATTGAATGTACCAAATGCAGTCTGTACAGCTGTAATCGGAACTGGAGCAAACTTAGAGCTCTTTACATCTACAGACACACTATAAGGATTACTGCTACTAGCATTAGTCCCAGCAGTAGCACCTACCATATCCATGCCATTGCCTAGTGAGTTATAAATGAAAGAACCAGAAGTTGCACTACCTAGCTTAGAAAGCCATGCAATAACTTTACGAGAAGTTAAACATAGCTTCTGTCCACTATTTCCGATTTCAGGTGCGAAGAATGACTGCATGATATCAACCATCTTATCATAACCATCTGCGGCTGCGTCGATAGCAAATGCTTTGCCACCCATGAGCTCAATAAATGGTACGATACCCCAGCTATAACGCTCATCTTGACTAGTATATGAACCGCTACCAAAAAGCATAGCGTTTTCAATATCCATCTTATGAGACATTACATGCTGGGTATAAAGACGTTGATATTCATCAGCGAATCCTCTATACTTTGTTGCTTGAGCAGAACCAGACATTAGAGGTACAGAAGTTTTAAATATTTGCATATAAAACTCTGCATCACTAATCTTGTCTACCCAACCATCAGGAGCAGTACTTGCTTCAGCAAATGCACTACCAACCACTTGACAATCAGCTGAATATCCTGTAGCATCCGCTACACCAAGACCAGTTGTTGATGCCGCGCCAGCTGCAAGAATCTTATATGCAGCAGTTTCGCCTGACGATTGGTCTTCTGGAACCGCGTAGTCAATGAATGTTAATGTACATTGACCTGTTGCCGGTGCCCAAGCTGATATTTTCGCATTTGAATGATAAACCTTACCTTGGTCATCACCTGCAGCTGTTTGTACTACAGCGATTCGTGCGATTTGCCCATTAATAATATAAGCAGGAATCTGGTCATAAGCAGAAGTAACTTTACCACTATTGTCATAGTTGCACTTTAGCGGCTGGCCTGTTTCCTCTCCGAGGTTAACATTCCCAGATGCATTTGCAGCACTCTCTGTAAGTGCTGTATTACTTGCTGAACCTACTACAAAGTTCCTACGTTGCCATTGGGGGCGATACTCCAAAGGCTTCCAAAC